GTCATACTGACGCCTCTCTTTGAAAACTAATTTGTATAGAAGATTCACTTCCGTCTCCTGTTGTAGTTGGTGGTAAATCCCCTTCTTCAAATATTGAACCACTTTTTAATTCCATTCCAAAATTATCAAATGTTAATTTGTGAACTCTAAATTTTGTTTGTGTTGTATCTATAAAAAAATCTGCTGAAGCTGACTGAGTTTGGTCAACATTTGACAATTGTTCGATACCATTAATAAATATTCGTAATGAACCATTTCTGATACGATAATTGTCAGCTATTGTTGGTATAAATTCATTATATGTTGAAGTTGAACTATCTATATCTGAGAATGTGAAATGTTCTTGTTGTTGGTAATACCTTTCGTTTGCACTTGATAAATGAATCAAGTCTGTATCTACGGTTGGAATACCATTTTTATTATCAAAAGAATAACCTAGTGTTATACTTCCGGTATCATTAAACATAACTCTATCACCAGAAAACTTGGATTCACTTACTGGAAATGTAAATTGTCTTGTTCTTCCTTTTAAACCTACTCTTTTATCTATTTCTCTTTGTGTCATTATGTCATCTCACTTTGAAATAGTATTGTTACAAAGTCTGTATTTTTTATTGTAAATCCTGAATTATCTGATTGTCTTTTTCTAATCACCACTTCTTTTAAAGAACTTGAAACAAAATAGTCGAACCCACTTGTAAACCCTATTTGATTGTCTGCTGATATTAACTCTAATCCGTTTAATTTTACTTGAACCGATGAACTCATTATTCTTCTGTCAGTTTCTAAAGTTGGTTGATAAATTTGTCCTTGACTTGCAGACAAAGATGATGATTGACTACCACTTACCCTAAATGATTTTAAATTATAAGTTGAATTTGCGTTTGAAACTGACATTAACGCTTTATCATCTCTTGAAGAAGTTGGTTCACCACCACCTCTCATTACATAATAAGTTTCACCACCAAAAGTATTAGTAAATTCTAAATCTTGTGCTTGTGTTCCTACACCAGTAGAAGCTCCTCTAATAAAATCAGTTGCATTACCCAATCCACTTGGTAAAGATGAATTACCAGTTGTCAATATTGTTACCTTTTCTGCTCTACTATCTGGTGAAAATACTGAAGAAATACTTAGACCACTTTCGTCATTAATTAATACCTGTTTTGGTGAGAAAAATCTTTGTGTGTTTATAAACTCATTAAATGCTTCTGGAATTAAATATCCTTTAAAACTCATATTAAAGTTTGTTTTGATAATTCTTTCATTATCTCCCATTTCTGTTGCATCTTCAAATGAATCTATTGATGATAAAAATTTAAATTTGTTTGGTTCTCCCCAATATGCTCCTTCAGAAAAATTTATTTGTTCAATAATCCTATTCATTTCTTCGATATAAGGTGTCCAAACTATTGCTTCATAATTTAGATTCATATAATCTGGAACAGCAGTGGTATAGTATTCTTTTGAATTTAACATACCTTGAACTACTGAAAATCTATCATATCGTTGATTTTGTGAGTATTTTTTCTCAAATGTATAAAATTGTTTTGGGTCATTAGCATCTAATTTGTCAACCGGCATTGTTTCATTTGCTTCCATTGAAACTCTACGAAAAACAATTAATGGTGTAACTAATTGTCCTTTAACATCACGAACATAACCTTGTTTTTGTATTGAGTTCCATCTTTCCGCGTTAGCGTAATAAATAGGAACTTTTACTTCTTGTCCGTTGATTGTTGTCATTGGTTTAATAACTTCGTTGAAATAATACATTATAGCCGCATCAACATCCATTAAACCAATAGATACATTTTTTACATTATCTTTTCTTTGGTTTGTTTCAGAACCTCTACCTTTTTGTAGTCCTCTATTAAGTTCTCTACCTTCAAGTCTTCTTTGTGTTCTTGGTAATGGTTTTGTTCTATCAGCCATTATTCAACTCCTAATTCTAACCCAATTCTTTTTGAATATTCTTTTTGTGTATTAACGATACTATTAAATGATTCTGGTAATAAATATCCTTTCATACTTAAATCAAATGTTGTTTTGATAATTCTTTCTCCTTCAAATTCTGAAGCATCTGTGAATGTTGATATACCAGCTTTAAATTTAAATTTATCAGGTTCACCCCAATAAGAATTTTTCGACCAACTTATTTTTTCTATAATTTTATTCATTTGGTCTATGTATGGTGTAAACACTATACAATTATAATTTATCGTAACATAACTTGGAATAGTTACATTATAAACTTCTTCTAATGGTTCGTCATTTTCAAACAATGTAGAAGTCTGTGTAAATCTATTTTGATTAGAAAATTTCTTTTTAAATGTGTAGTTAGAACCTTCAGTTGCTGGTTGTAACGAAGGTGTTAGAAAAGCATTATTTGATTCTCTTGATACTGATGTTCTTTTGAAAATTAAAAGTGGTGTAATAAATTGACCTTTAACATCTCTTAAATATCCAAGTTTTTGAATTGATTTCCATCTTTCTGGATTTGCATAATAAACAGGAACTTTAACTTTTTCACCATTATCTATTACTTCTGGTTTTATCACCTCTCTAAAATAATACATAACAGCGGCATCAATATCTAACAAACCAACTGAATAATTTTTTACATTATCATCTTTACGACTTGTATCGAATCCTCTGTTAAAGTTAGTTTGTGTTGTTAATATTTCTTCTGTTCTTGGTAAAGTTTTACTTCGTTCCATTAAATACTTCTCACTTCTTCAATGTTAAGATTACTTCGTCTTAACAAGTTAGCACTACAAATGACTGAATGAATATGTTGTCCGTCTAGTTGTTTATATTGTCCACCAACTAATTGGTTTTCATTTACATTATTGATTTCCCAATAAGCGGTAAACCATTCAACTATATCTCCTACTTCTAATACTAAACTTACATCTCTTAGAGATTGTCTTACAAATGAAAATGTTGCATTCTGTCTTAAGTCTGGTCCAAATTCATCTGTATTAAATGCCATATCTTCGGCTTCAACTAAACAAGCTATTTCAACACCTGGTTTAAATACCTTTCCGTCTGTTGTTTCACCATACATATTAGTTTCTGTATTGTTAGCTGATATTTTATAAACAATTACAGTCTGGTCAATGATTCCACTATTCGCATTATTTAAATCACCGATAAGTTCTTTATTAACTCTATCAAATGTGTCTAAATCATTTTTTCCGAAAAATCGTGGGTTTGCCATCTCTCACTCCTAACCTATGTAGATTGGATACGGGACTTTTTTAAGTTTTTCTTGTAGGAACTCGGATTCATCTTTGTCTGCTTCCATAAGTGCTTTACGAGAAGATTGTTCAAGTATTTCTCTGAGTTGTGTAACAAGAGCTTCTTTTTCGGCTGACGCTTCTGACCTCAAAGTGTCTCCGTCTAAGCTTGTTTCAGCACCAGGTATCGGGATAGCTCCATATTTACTCCTTACTATACCTAATAATTCCTTTGTTAGTGCTAATCCATATTTTCTAATCCATTGTTTTCCTACATCATTAATATTTGTAAACTTCATATTATCATAAGGAACATTAGAAAAGTCGGAAATTACATCTGAACTTCCTGAATATTCTGTTATCAATACATCATCTCTATCTGAACGAACTACATATTCAAAATGTAGTTTGTAAGAAGAATCTGGTCTTGGGAATATTCTTAGTTTGTTATTTCTTAATTGAAATGAATATGCTGATTTTCTAATTTGGTCATTTAATTCAATGGCTTGTAATCTCAACATATCAGCGTAAACTGGCATCATTAAAAATGTAACTGCTGGTGAATAATTACCAAAACCAAATTGGTCTAATAAATTCATTGTTCCAGCACCAGTTCCTGCGTAAGGGTCGAAGTATCTTTGAACTGCTGGTGTTTCTTCATAAAACACTCTTTGTAGTTCTATTGCATTACCACTTTCACTTACATCAGCCCATAGAGCATTTAAATCATAAGTTTGAGAACCACTTACTATATCTACTGAACCTGATTTTACCTCAACTAAACCACCAACTCCGGCTTCTGTTCCGTAAGCTTGTGATAAGTATACACTTCTACCTAAGTTCGGGGTTACTCTCTTGTGGGTTAAATTTGATGATGTTGATTGACCTTGTAGTGATAATAAATTGTCTTTAATATTAAATTGATTTATTTGAGCACTATATTCAGACACACTTTCCTCTAAACAAGCATAAAATTGTTTGTCTTGTAATTCTACATTCATTAGTGGATAACCTAATCTTTGTGCACACCAAGTTGCAAACTTTGGAGCTTCACCTTGAAACTCTGAGTCTGTATCATAAAATCCAAATGGTGTATTACCACTAACTGCTGAACCTGAACCAGGCCATATTGGTTCTTGAGCCATATATTTTTCTCCTTAATTTGTTCTTATTAATAAATATAACGAAAACCAAAAAACCCCCTGCGAACAGGGGGTTTTTCGTGATAAGTATTACTACTCGACTTCTGTAATGTTATTTATTACACTTTGTCTACATCTGCAACAATAACTTTACCATAGAATTCGCTTCTGACCATTTTCTTAGCGTATCTGGTCATCACGCCTTTTCTAGGTGTGAAGTTAGTTGGGTCGTAAACAAGTGGTGTCATAATTAACGGCACATATGGTGAATACACAGCACCAGTTTCTAAGAAGTTTGAACCTCTAAATCCACAAAGGATTTGATTTTCTTGCATATAAGGGTTCTTGTATACATTGAATCTATTGTTTAATAGACCAACTTTTTGAACACCCATTGCGTAAGAACTATCTACAGCACCATCTGAAGTTGTTGCATATCCAGGAATAGATTCTAGGATTGTTGCAGTTTCAGGTGAGATTACTATAAAGTTAGCTCCTCCTCTTAGAGTTTTCTGATGAATTGCATTAGATACTGATTGTATCTTGTTTCCAAGTGTCTGGAACCATTCACCTTTTGTGTAAGCACTTGCGTTAGTAGCAGT